CAGGAATGATCATATAAAATCGAAAAGCGAAATCAAATCTACAGTTCATTTCTGGGAGCCAGGCAATCCAGACTATGACAGGGTCAATTCAAAAGCGATTAAATGAAATCTGGGTGCCCTGAGCACCTAGTTGTATTAATTTTTAGGAGGATAAAAAATGGCGAAGTTTATTATTGGTAATGAAAATAGTGCTGGTGAATTAGAACTTTTTATGATCATAAATGCTAAAAGTTCGAAAGAGGCTATAAAAATATTTAAGAAAAAATATGAACCTTCTTCAGGCTTCATTGAATATCTTAAATATGGACTGGAAGAATTTTATTTAGATTATGAAACTGAAAATGAACATGGAAGTAATTCAGTATCAAAAAAAGTATCAATCGAAAGAATATCCAAATATTTTAATGGGAAACCAAGATTTAAAAAAATATATTTAGAATTCTTCCTCAATCGCGGAGGTAATGAAAATTTTGTTATTGAAAACTTTCCTCCTGAAATGATTGATTGGATATGGCGAAAAGAATTAAAAACAGATAATTGGTATAATTTAGTGGCTATTGATTTGTCTTCTATCAAAGAAATTTAATTAAAGTAAAGGATTAATAATAACCCTAAGCCGTATAAGTATTAACCATGAATAACTTGTGAATTAACTTTAACAAAGTGATGTAAATATCTTTTGTCTCACAAGGAATATGGTCAATGTCTCACACGAAACATAGCACATATATATGCTTTAAAGCTTTAAAGCTCTTGCTTTTAGATTTATATTTATAATTCTTGTTATAATGCCGTGTGGATAACTTTTTTTCAGAAATAAATTTTAATCAATTTTGGAGAAATCACATGGGCTTAATTACGCAAGAGCTTATTTCGATTATAGAAAAAAATGGTTGTCCTTTACTTGCAAGCCTTATCTCTAGCTCATCTCCTCTAGGCGCATTAGCCATACAAGCCATATCCGTAGCCTATGGATTAACTAAGCATGCTGAACCTGCAGTATTAGCCCAAGCAGTGCAAAACGACCCAACCAAAGCGCAGCAGATCGAGAACCAGCATCAAGAAGCGATCTATGGCACATTAGCGACGCTCATCGAGGATTCTGAGAGCCAGCATAACAATTGGGTGACCGCTTTCGTAATAATTAGCTCATTATTAGCACTATTCGTACTGATTGGTTTAAATTGTTACTCGTATTGGGGTAACATATGAAAAACAGAGTTAAGATGCCCTCTATAAATCCACAGGAAGGCACCAACGTTTGCCCAGGTTTGATTTTCTTCATTAATGGGTGGGAATCTACCGGGTCGAATGAAATATTGAATTTGAAGCTTCTATACCCTCCTAGCGTGAACGAGATATATTCTCATGTTGGGAGGAAAAGATTTGTCAACAAAGATGGCAAAAATTTCTACAATTACATCAATAAAGTATTCTATTTGTTCAATTATCCCAGGTTTGAAGATGCAAAGCTTGAGGCCATCCTAAACTTATACCCTAAAGACCGTCGCCGTCGAGACTTAGACAATCCTCAAAAAATATTGTTCGATAGTTTTAAAAAAGTTGGGTTATACAACGACGATACGCAAATCAAAAAATGTACAACGATAATGAACGACCCCAATGCTTCCCTCCCACAACCCTACATCGAGATCGCCATTTTTAGATTGACCACATAGCCTCATGTGTTACACTCACTTGCAATCGAGTCTCTCATCTTGACTTGATTGTGTACTTCCTCATTTGTTTATTAGGCTTTTTAGTAGACTAAGCGGCGTTTTCATACTTGTCGTACGCCGCTTTTTTTCTTTCACCTCTTTACTCATTAACGTTAAAAGACATCCTATGAAAATCAAAACAAACCATGTTTCTTGAATACAATCGATTATAAATTGCATACATCCTCCTATTAAGTTTAATACTCATCTTTGGTTTCCTCTTTTTGGTGTTCGCAAGATTTTTTTAAATCAGAAATTTGTTTTTTATGATGTTTTATTTCATCACATTGCAAATCAATAATTTCTATAATACGCACATTACATCTATATAATTTTAAAATTGATCTGTTTAATGTTTTTATCTGTAAGTTCAAGAAAAAAATATAAACAAATGAGAATGCGGCCATAAAGCTGATAAAAAAATCTATAAAAAGTTTAATCATCTTTTATTCCTCTACCACTTCATGTTGTTGAACATAAAAAGTAAGTGCACCTATTTCATTTTCAGTCATTAGTTTTATTGAATAATCAAGAGCTTTTTGTTCTGAAATAAATATTTTTTCTATGTTCATGTACTCTTCATATTCCATTGATATAACAACATATACTTTCATTTCTATTCTCCAATTCATGTCAAGGAAGCGGTCATCCTTAACCGCTATTGACTGGTAGGCAAATTTTGTTTATCGAATTATCACATTTCCAAGTTCAGATAGTTTTTCAACTCTTTCTTTCGGTTCGTTAAGGTCTCGTTCCGCTTCTAACTGGTTTATTACTTCAGTTAGAAAGCTTACCTTCTCATTTGTTTCGTTAAATTTTTGCTGAATGGTCTTAGCAAGTTCCAGCGCGCAATCTTTTAATGTTTCTTCTGATTCGTTTTCGCTCATTATTCGAATCTCTCCATCATTGTAACTACTAAATAAAGTACTTTTGATAATTCAAGTTTCACGTCTTGATTAATAATCCTATCGTGTAACTTCGTTAATTTGTCCTTCATCGTGTTTAACGCATTCCAATCCAAATCATTGAAATACGCTAATTTTAAGTTAGTTTCTGTCATGTTAATTCCACCTATTTCTAATAATTGAGTTTATTAATTCTTGAATTTGTAAAAGATTCATCGTAGATATTTGACGCAATCCCTCACGTATTTCTTCGTAATTGTCCGCGTCTTTGATCGAATCTGCAATTCTATCTGCTCTGCTGATGTTGATGATTGCCATGTTTAACACTCCTGTGTAGTTGGTAGATGGTTATACAATAACATACGATAGGAGATAACACAACACCTTTTTCTATCTTTTTTATCACTTGACCGCTCAACATTTACACATTATCATCATTTCAAACCTTCGGAGAAACAAAATGGGTCTCAAAAGATGTCTCAAATGCCACGGCGCAGGCAAATTTCGCGCTCCAGGCATGATCATGAAAAATTGCATCCTCTGTAATACCACAGGTTGGATTGATGCCCCCGATGTCGCTACCACCCCAGTCAAAGGTGTTCAACCAAGAAAATTAACTTCTCCTGACGATTCCTCCGACGATGCTCCTTTACCATTACCAAAGAAAAAAGGCAGGCCAGCTAAACAAACAACTTTTGATAACATGAGGTAACTTTAAATATGTTGATCACTGAATTTAAACACTGGTTCGAAGGTTGGCTCTCTGTTATTGATAAATATCCAACAGAAGAAGAAATACAAATTCTTAAAAACAAAATCGATTCAGTCGAAAGAAAAACAAAATCTTTATTACAAAAAATTAAAGATAAAATTGTCGGAAGTGATAATGAAAATTGTGAATATAAATCTGCCGAGATACAACGATCGCCAGGCGTTATAGTTTATGATGCATCAAAAGGCGTCCCATTAAATATTAATCCTAATGTTGCAGATCAAGGTAATATTCCTAATTCTGCTTCATCTCCTCAATCATTAACGACAACTTCAATACCTTATTGGAATACTGCAAATATTCCTGAATATACTTCTGCTCCTTCAAAACCTAATGAGGCTAAATAAATGGCAGCGTCTAAATCTGCAAATGGTAAACAGCATGCAGAGCCAGTTGGTAGGCCAACAGATTATCATCCAAAATATTGCAAGATAGTTGAAGATTTAATGATTGAAGGTGCATCAATAAAAGAAGTTGCATGGCATTTGCGAAGATCACGTCAAACAATCTACGAATGGGCTGAAAAATTCCCAGAATTTGGAGACACCTTAAAACAATCTGTCGAGTTTGCGAACGGTTGGTGGGAACATATGGGAAGAATAAATGTCAATAATAAAGACTTCAATTCTACTCTTTGGTATATGAACATGAAGAATAGATATGGCTATACCGACAAAACAGAATCTACACACAATGTAACAGTAAGACAAGAAGATGCAATAAAGGATTTAGGATGATGCTTAAATGGATGAAAACGAACGTGCAATACGTCGTAAATTAAGAGATGATTTTAAGCACTACGCATCAAAGTGTTTGAAAATAACTAGTAAAAAATGTGATGGTGATTTGGTACCTTTCGAATTTAATACTGCTCAAATTGTCGTACATCAAAAAATAGAAGAACAAAAATTAAGACTTGGTTATGTTAGGGCTGTTATTTTAAAAGGAAGACAAGAAGGAATTTCAACTTATGTCACTGGAAGATATTATCATCAAGCAACACATCGATTCGGAGTAAGAGTTTTTATTCTAACGCATGTTGAACAAGCAACAAATAATCTGTTCGATATGGTAAAAAGATATCACAAGAATTGTCCCGCTCCAGTAAAACCTACCACAAAAGCATCGAATGCCACTGAATTAATTTTTGCCGGATTAGATTCTGGATATAAATTAGGAACTGCTGGCAATAAGTCTGTAGGACGTTCATCTACTATTCATTTTTTGCATGGCAGTGAAGTTGCGTTATGGCCTAATGCTGGTGAAATTGCGCAGGGATTAATGGAAGCCGTTCCAACAGAGAAAGGCACTGAAATTATCCTAGAATCAACAGCAAAAGGATCAGGGAATTTTTTCCATACACAATGGCAATCAGCAGAAATAGGAGAATCTGATTTCATCCCGATATTCGTTCCGTGGTATTTAATGAATGAATATAGGAGAGAAGTTCCAGAACAAATGGTTTTAAGTTTTGAAGAAGAAGAATTAAAAAATATTTATCATCTTGATAATGAGCAATTAATTTGGCGTCGCGATAAAATAAATTCTTTTTATCGTTCTGGTTTGAATGGTGATATAGCTTTTAAAGAAGAATACCCATTTAATCCTACTGAAGCATTTCAAACATCAGGTGATGATATTTTAATTTCATCAACCAATGTTGTTAGAGCGCGTAATGCTAAAAACATTGAGCCTTATGGCCAATTAATATTGGGCGTTGATCCTGCTCGAATGGGTGACGATAGAACCTCAATTATTCGTCGTAGGGGTCGTGTTGCATATGGATTAGAAAGCCATTCAAAGAAAAACAATATGGAAGTAGCAGGTATTATACATCGCATTATCTTAGAAGAAGACCCGAAATTCGTTTTTATTGATCTTGGGGGCGGGTCAGGCATCATTGATCGTTTAAATGAATTAGGCCATAGAGAAAAAATAAAAGAAGTAAACTTCGGCTCAACTGCATTGAATCAAAAAATATACAGCAACAAGCGTGCAGAAATGTGGGGCGAAATGGCAAAATGGTTAGAAGATGGAGAAGTGAAGATTCCAGATTCTAATAGCTTGCATGCCGATTTATGCGCTCCTAAATACAAGCACGATTCTAACTCTCGTTTGATAATTGAGAAAAAAGAAGAAATGAAGAAACGAGGCATTAGATCACCTGACGAAGGAGACGCCCTAGCACTCACGTTTGCCTATCCTGCTGCCACCCTTGAAAAAAATGTTGCAAAAGAGAACGAAATAGCGTCTACAATACTCAGTCAATTTAATAAGGTCAATCAAGCACGGAGTAGGCGGAAATGGTAGAGCTAGCAAAGGAAGTAAAAGATCAACACGCAAGAATTAAAAAGTCTGTAGAAATGGCTCATAGCGGCTTTAATGAAAATTATAAACGCTATAACAAATTCCAAAAATTCAGCAACGAAACAACACTTCAAGAACAAGATAAAACCGTCTTAGAAAGCATGGGTACGCCAGTCGTAGAATTTAACTTAGGCTCGATGTATATAGATCGATTAGTCGGCGAATTTTACATGCACCAACCCTCTGTGATTGTTGATCCAAGTGAAGGCGTTACATTAGATGATCAAAAAATGCTAGTTATGCATATATTAGAAGATCATTTGAGACATATTGTTGATAAAGCCAAATCACAAAACATTTTAACTAGAGTATATAAAGAACAATTAGATGGTGGATTTAGTAACTATAAATTAGAAACTAAATACGCTAGCGAAGGCGCAAGCCCTACTTCATTCTGTCAGATTCCAGTCATTACTACGCAAGATGACCCAGTCTATGTTGGATATGATCTAATGGCCAAAGAGTTAGACAAGTCTGATGCCAAATTTTACTATGAAATTTATCAATGGAAGAAAAAAGAGTTAGAAGAAGAATACGACATTAAACTTGATAGTAATTTAGCAGGTTTTAATGTTGAAGGTTTTAGATGGTTTGGTTCTGGAAAAGATGATAATACCGTTTTAGTTTGCGATTATTACGAAGTCGTTAAGAAAAAATTTAAAATCGTGCAAATTGCAGCAAAAGACGAAAACGGCAATTACATTGTCATGCGTGAGGATGAATACAAAGAGAAATTGAAGGAATATGAAGAAGGAAATCACATCGAACAACCGCCTCAAATGATCGGCAAGCCACGTAAAACCTACACAACAAGCATCGTAAAATATACTTTGATTGGCGATAGAATTTTAGAGAAAGAAGATACAATATTTACTAGCTGTCCTAGCCGATTTGCTGCTGGCACTTACTCTCCTATCAAAGATGAAAGCGGCGCTAATTACAAACAATTTTATGCTCCTTATCTCTATCATATTGAAGGTACACAACGCGTTAAAAACTTAGCCGGTCAAACATGGGCGCGCGAAATCGAAGACATGTCAAATGTCAAACTAATGACGGCTATTGAGTCATTGCCTGCAACTAATTCACCTTGGCTTGCTGCATGGGTGACGCCGCAAAAGGCAGCTGTGCTTGCATATCAAGGTTTTGATCGAAACAATCCAGATAAGGCACTACCTCCTCCTATTCCTTTGAATCGTGTTCCATTACCGCCAGAAGTGGTGAGTGCATTTAATAATGCAGATACGACGATACAGGCCATTTTAGGTTCATTTGATATGAACCTTGGCGAAGGCAATCAAGTGATATCAGGTGAAGCATTCATTCAAGGCGCAACACAATCAAATCCCGTAGCTCAACCTTATCTCATCGGTAATCTTCAAGCATTGA